ATCCTTACCTTCTGGATCTAGCGTGGTGATTGCATCTTCGATAGCAGCGTGAATAGCAGTACCCATAATTGCTGCCAGCTTTGACTGATTCTCATTAGTCTCTGGCTGTGCGTTTAACCGGTACCAGACCTTACGACGGCAGCCACCGATCTCTGATGGACCTACCTGTGTCTGCTTACTGCGGTCACGCCCTGCATCTTTAGAGTGCAGTACGTGCAGTAATAATTCCTTTGGATCTGTAATCATCTGCGGTTATCCCTCCACGTAAGGTAATAGTCGAAAGCATAAGCCCCGACGAAACCAATAAGCAAACCGAACATAAATCCAAGCATCATTCCCAACCTCTCTCTTGTGTCTCCAACTGTATTGGTGGACAGGTATTGATATCAAGTACCGACGCGATCTTTACTGCTCTTTCTGCAATTACTTTTGCCATTAGCAGGCTCTTGTATGAACCGGGCTTGAGTGAGTACAGATAACCGAGTGCGTATGGACCACCACTACCTGCCGTGAAGAGTCCGTTCTCACTACCGTTAAAGGATAGATCCGAGCCGATAGAAAACAGATACGAATCAAAGGCAAGCAGGTAAGCGAAGCTCGCTTCCTTATCGTTTGGTTCGTAGCCATTATCTTTGAACGCATTGTAGATCGAAGGTATGACAACCCTTCCCATCCAATCCACAGGATCTTGGCGTTTATACATCGGAGGCTTCCAGTTATAGATCAAGATATCTCCTGGGCGTGAGTCACCGGTCACACCTAACAGGTACCTACCCTTGCGTACTATCTTGGGCGTCTGAGTGCTAATGATCCGCTGATCGTTATCGGTTATCTGCGAATCAGCACCCATCACTACGAAGTCAGGTCCTTGGATTCCTACCAGTGTTGTCATAAACAAATCTTATCAGTCTCTCGGCGTGTCGTCGCGGAGCGACACTATCAGAGATTACAATATGAGCCGTAGGCGAATAACAGTGCGGCCCTTATCAGGGCCGAGGCGTAGCCGAGAGGCGACTGACCACAGGAAGGAGCCGTGCCGGGCAATGCGGTTCCACCCCTTTGTTATGCCTAAATTCCTACGCCGTAAGGCGCACTACGATACCCTTCCTAAGCCTTACGGCACCGATTTAAGGCCGTTAGGCCCTATCCACGTGTGTCCGTGTGGGTCACAGGTCTTTAACGTTATGGCCTCGTTTGAGGACTACGAATTATCCTGGTATTTCCTTGATGCAACCTGTACTAACTGCGGAAATCTGGTAGTTGTACCGTGCCCGGTGGATAAGTTTGATTCACAGCTTAACGGAGATTGACGAAGTCAGACGGATGGGTACCTGCTCTGTCTGCGGGTACACCAGAATAAAGTTAAGAGACTCTAAGGCCAAGACGCTGCCTGCTCGATACCGTTGCAGAGAAGTCTATCGCCGTAACCGTATGAAGAATGAATACCCTTACACGGTTCATAAGAAGGATACCTGCCTGCATTGCGGCTTTGTCCCTGAACATAGCAGCCAACTGGATGTAGACCACATAGACGGTGATCGTTGGAACAATGACCCGTCTAACCTGCAGACTCTCTGTGCTAACTGCCACCGGTTAAAGACACACCTGCACGACGATAGTAACTCTGGCATATTTTAGGCATAAAAAAAGAAGCCCCCCACCCAGGATTTCTCCTGAGCAGGGGGCAGTTGCCTCGCGCTTATGGGCTAATTACTTAGCACCACGACCAAACTCTTTTGCCTTTGGGTCTAATGACTTCCAAATTGGCGCAATAAAAGCTGATGCAAAAGCATAGGCTAATGTCTTGGGATCTTGTACGCCTGCTGCGTATAGCGCTACCACTGCTGGTACTGCTGCACGAGCATAGGTTGTTGCAATAGCAACTAACTTAGTTGTGTTCATTGTTTCTCCTTATGACTTAAAGACTGGTTTACCAAAACCAACGATGTACACCGGTAGTGACTTCTTGATCTTGGATCCATTCTTTGCTGTATACGCACGGCGCTTGAGGCAGACCTCACCACCGTTACGCTGGTCACCCGTTTTATCTGGGCTAGTGTTACCTTCGATAACGTTGATGGTTCCATCTCCGTTGTTCTTGATAACAATTCCTACGTGGCTGATCCGGTTTAATGAATCTCCAGGGAAATCAAAGAACACGATATAACCTGGCAGTGGTTCTGCATCGGCTACATCTTCCCATTGGTTGTTCTTCATAAATGCTTTAGCACCTGTAACTGTTGATACACAGTTAGGAATCTTTAGGCCAACTTGGTTGGCACACCAGTTAACAAAGGAACCGCACCAAGGTAAGAAGTTAGACTTAGTAAAGGCTCCGTACTTTGTTTCGTTTTCTTTAGGTCCTTCAATAGTTCCGACTTCTGCCTTAGCAGTTTCAATAAAGTCTTTACGCTGTCCCATTGTCATCCTTACTCTTGTCTTTAAGTCCGTTACTTGCAAGTACTGCTCCTAGGCTGCCTGTAAGGAACACAGTCAGCGTAGTTAATAGTTCAATGAAAGCCCTATCATTAGGAGCTTGTTCACCTAGCGGTTGAGTTACAAATATCAAAGCCCAAAGGATTCCAAAGACTGAGCCTAGGAATACCAAGGCTAGGATTACTCCGATAAATACAATCAGTCGAGCCTTTAATTGTTCATTACTAAATCTTTGTCTAGCCATTAAACGTACCTTCCGGGAGAATGTCTTTTGTACAACTGCCTGTTGCAGTACATTGAGGCGGGTTACATTCTGGGTTATCCCAGTTCTCGTACTCTTGGCACGGATATCTAACCCATCCTTGATACTGGGCGCATCCGCTAAGGCTTATTGCGAGTAAGAAGAATACGATAAATTTCTTCAACCTGTCGCTCCAATCTTTCAACTGAATCCTTTACACTTGATCCACCGTTGGGCTTTAATTCATTTAAGTAATGCTTAACTAACCAGCGCACTGCGCCTATAAATCCACCGATGATGGTCATCACAGCAACTGCTACGGTTGCATAGTCTTGTGTTTGCATTAGATTGTCCGTATCGTGATTAGGAGTGTGCCGCCAAATCCAGAGAACCGTTTATCCTCTGGGGTCTTGTTCATAAAATCCATCTCTTCAATGATGCCTAGGTATGACTCACCGGTTCTAAAGTCTTGAACGCGGATGGTGTCACCAACATTTTCAACCTGCTCAAGCTGAGACATACGATCATAGGCAGAACCTTCATAGCCCACTTCGTTGCTGAACTTGTCGCTCTCGTGGTCATAGCAGAACACTGGGTACTGGATCAGCCGCTGACGGGGAACTGCTGGCAAGGACTTCAACTGGTAACCAGTAAATAGCGGCCCCTTGGTAACGTCAGTAGTTGAACGAGACATAGTAAACTTAAAGCCAAGATACTCTTGTGCGGTAGTTGGGTAGTTAACGTTGATCTCAGGAACTGTAGATCCCTGTGAGAAGGTACCGATGTTGTATGCAGTATCTCTTGAGTCAATAGATTCAATAGCAAGACCACCGTTGGCAGTATCAATGCGAGGTTGCAGTAATTTGTAGATTTTTGTTTCTAGTGTGTTGTAGCGGATGTAACCGGTACGCAAGTAACCACTTGCTACAAGGCTAGTTGTAGATTCAGCATATATAGTATTTCCTGTAGCAAATGCTGCTCGGTCTGAGTTACCAAAGAAGGCAACTTGAGATGCAGTAGCAGCAGTTCCAGCAGCAACAAGATCCCAAGCCCAAGGAAAGTACAGGTCGTTAGCAACGACAGTTGTAGATAAATCAGTACGGACTAGACCTGCTTCACCGTCTACAAGGGTTGAGATGTAGGCATAACTATCTCTGAAAGCAATAGCGGTACAGGCGGCATCTCTAAAGAGCAGCGGCCCATATTGGATATCTCCAGTTGCGTTAGCAACACCAACTCTAAAGCCTAGGCTAGTTGCAAGGACTGCGTATAAGCCAAGGTATACATCAAAGTCATTGATGCGTTCACCACTTGGCATATCAATAATAACGGTAGGTGTTTCTAGTGTTGGAAAACCTAAAGAATTAGTAGTTGTTGGGTCAAGGCTAATCTTAAATACAGATGATGAAGTTCCATTTGGATCATAACCAGAGATATAGATAGCCTGTGGTCC